GTGTGTTGTGCCAACCAAAGTCTGTTGCGAAAGTCATCTTCCTGCCAGTCATCCAGCCCATAATACCAGATCACATCTTCAGTAGTTTGGTGCATCCAGTCCAGCATGGGGTCCCGGCCACCTGCTGCCAGTTTGATATTAAATGGGTGTGATTCATTCATGGCCACCCACCATGAAGCAATACACCAATCAAATCCTGCATCCCAGGGCTGTGTCATGTTGGTTGGCATCAAGTATTTACAATCACTTGTATAAAACTCTTGCGGCTGTGGCCAGTGTAGGCACACTCTTTGCACTTCGAATAACCCCATATCTTCCGCCTGCAGAATAATATTTCTTTTGGTTTTCATTTAGATCTAGATCAAGATCAATTTCATAGATATCATCTTCAATACAGATCTTTGCTTGTGTGATCTTGTTATCTTGTATTCTTGCCAGCACAACCACATTGGCAAACCAAGCATTGCGTTTGCCTCTTGTGTGAACTCTACCCATACACCATTCATGTCCTACAGGACGATCTGTTTGCAGTTGATCTTTGATCTCTTGCACAAAGGATTGAAAGTATTCTGCATCACCTGCATAGGGTTTGATCTCTCTCCAACGCTTTTGTCTTTTGAGTTCGCCTGTGAGTTTTACCACAGCACCTAGTTCAGCATCTGCAGGTGTTTGTAGTGTGAGGTTTAGTTTGATGCCTTTGCTACTGATCACATGATATGCTTCAATACCTGTGTAGGCGCGAGAACTAACGTTATCGCTGGGCGTGATGACAATCTCCTCCAAGCCCTCTGGGCTCTTCTGCGAAGCAGGGCCAATTGAGTCCGAAGGACTAGTTCCATCACTTTCTTCGCGATCATGTTCGCGAGAAATATGTTTATATGTTTTAATGTTTACATGCTTCTCGCGCCGCGCGAGATCTATTACTTCTCGCGCCTCGAGGTCAAATGATTGCTTTTGTCTAGCATTTGCAACCATGCTCAGTATTTCTTCAGTGGTATAGTTCATGTTGTTTCCTTATATAAATTGCCATTTTGTTCTCCTTGCGACTCCGATGTAATAGTATATATGATTATGCATAAAAAACCTATGGTTTTGGGGCTCAAAACGAGGTCAAAAAAAAGCCCAGTAAGGTCAGTTACTGGGCTCAGGGTCCGAACATTGCATTCGGTGTTGTTGATTATAAGGATTTAGATTTCGGAGTCTAAGAACAAATGGCATCAACAACATGTGTCCTGACAACCGCGAAGAAGTCAATTAGGTAGGAGGTAATGGCTGTAACCCCTTAGGACAATAATATTTATGCCGTTACCTAGGCACCACAGCAGAGAATCCTCGTCCGTTTACTGTGCCAGAATATATGTTTACACCTGTTGGCGAACCTGTCACGCCTGGTGTGCCTGAGGGCAAGGCAATCAGTGCAGGATAACCTTGATAGGTTGTGCAACCTGTGAGTGCAAGTAATGTGATGATTATGATGACTCGGAACATACAGCCTCCTGTGATTTCATTGCCAATGCAATATTGGCCACCACGGCCTGTTCCACAATGTGCCAGGCAGTATCTTCTCCGAATTCACGCCTAACTTGTGTGATCTGTTCTCTAAGTGCAAGGTATGCACGACTTTGATCTATACTTGACATTTTGACTCCGAATCAAATAGTAGGATATACTACCATGCTCTTATTGTAGCATTAAATGGATTTGAAGTCAACAATCATATGGTAAATCTGTGGGTTTTTTACAACAATACCTAGCCCTGCTGAGTGCAAGAATTCATGCTTGAAACCAGGTAATTCTTGGAAGAATTGGCCAATTTCTGGGAAGGCCTGAGTGTCGTGAAACAGGATCACACCCGAATCACGCACATGACCATGCCAGTTGGCGTAGTCTTCACTCACTGCTGAATATGTGTGCAGGCCATCAATGTGCAAGATATCAATGGGCAGGGTCCAGGATTTGGCCACCGCATCAAACCAACCTTGGATCCAGGTGATATTGGTCAAGCCCAGTTGCTGTTGATCATGTGTGACTTGATCGCGGGTGTTTCGGAATCCAGCATGAGCATCTCCCTCAAATGAGTCTATGCCATACACATGACCAGGATTGTGTTCAGCCCAGCAGAATGTTGAGTATCCAGTATCTACACCAAGATCCACAGTGACTCGGGGTTGGAGTTCATGCACCAGCCATTGTGCAAATGATCTGTGCCCTTTCCAGGCACTGGCTAGAGTTTCAATATTCATATGGGGGATGCAAAGCCGGTGGATTCAATGGCCGTAGAATCCATATATGAGGTGTCGGTAGACATCCGGCTTTGCACAATTATTTATTACGCAGTTCACTCAATCGATCCAGGATGCCTGCTTGTTTCAGGCTCATTTCACGTGCTTGTTCTTCTGTGAAGATCTGCACAGGTTCATTCCAAAAGTCTTTTCTTGGACGTCCTAATCGATTGCCAGGCTTGGCTGTTCGTAGGCCTCGAGAGATGTAGTTGACACCTGCACCAGATGGGTTAATCAAGCACCCATTCTTCAAGTCTACCTTTTTTTTACAAGTATCACACTGTGTGACCCAGGCTCGCCGGTATTGTTGTTTGTCCAGCATAAACACATGATTCATACATGTGGTGCATGATCGATCACAGTAGGCACAGGGTCTAGTTTCGGGGAGAGTATGGTCAATCACAAACTCAGTGGGTGCATCAGCATCCACCAGGCGACTGCCTTGTGGGTCTCTGGCTATTTTGACTTGTTTGAGAACAGCAACTTCTCGAAGTCGTGATTTGAATTCTTCTTGGTCCACACGGACTCCTTGATCAACATTTTTTGAACTATACTCAATTATAGTGTTACGAATACATTGGCATTGAATGGCAAGCCTTTCCAAGCACTACCATTATAGAATGCCACACCTGGGTTTGATGCAATGTTGCCCACGTTTGAACACATGACCATGTCACCTGACACATTGCTAGTGAAACTTAAAATAACACTGGTTGGAAACTGTGTGAGACGTAAAATATTTTGAATGTTCACAATACCAGAGCTGGGTGCCAGCGTGATGTCTGCTGAGGTAGTGGAGATTGTGGGCGGAATCTGTGCAGTAGGTAGGTAACCTGATCCATCTAGTATGGCCACACCTGATGCCACACCACCATCTGTAATAATGGTATTGAGTTTTTGCACAGCATCCAACAGGTCAGCACGAGCCGCACTGGGATCATCTGTTGCTGAGTCTAAATTACTTGTGCTAACTGTTGCTGTTGGAAATGTCATTTTCGTTGTCCTTGTTTGTATTTAACCAGATGCTTATCTGGTGCCTAAATTGGTCGAGTCCATGTATTGTTCTGGCAACACATAGAGTAGTGCATCAAATGTTCCGCCGGCGGCATCCCCGTCTGTGTTCTTGATTGACACCGTTGGTTCAACACGATCTTTGCTGCCAACATACATAAAAATCTGTGATGCAGTTTCTGTTGCAAAGTATTTTTGTGTGGTATCTACATCTGGAGAAATCAATGTGACCATGGATCCTGCAGGATGACTGCTTTTCACACTAGATCCAAATCTAGAAGTGGTTGTGCCTCTAGTAAAGGTTCTAAGAGTATCAGCGTCACGATAGGTATAATCAATTGTTTCACTACCAATCAAAATTGTTCCTGATTCTGGAAACTGGCTGGCATTGCCTGCACCTAGTTCTAGCAAATCAGTTACCACAACAGGACTCATGCTTACTGCATATAGATTACCAATATTGCCACTGATACCAGTGGTGCTCACAACCACATTGGTATTTGCATCAAATTCATATAGACTCAAACCATTGTAACTTGCAACACTACCACGGCTGGCCACTGCCAACTGTGTGCCACCAGCACACCATTCCACATCATATACACCTGCGCTGTTGGTAATCACATTGCCACTGACCTGCACAAAACTATTGCCATAGTTTCTATACAACAAGAAATCATTTGTTTGGCTCACACGATTGGTAGAACTTGCTGTGTAACCTATCACAATCACATTGCTGGATTGATTCCAGTCTAGATTGAACACACCAGTGTTGAGAAAATTAACACCAGAAATATCACCAAGAGAAATAAATGTAGACCCAGAGCGATAGTATGCTCGGACTCTGGCATTGGTTCCTGAGTTGTATGATACCAAAAGATAAGTTCCTGTTGGATCCCATTCAAGATTGATCACTGTGTCGTTTGGCAAACTGGCAGGATCAGATAGTTTGGTAAATGTTGTGCCTGAACGAGAATATATCTGTAGATATGGGCTGGAACTACTGCCCACTGCAAGATATGCATCTGTAGGACTGAATGCCACTGCCAGTGCATTGCCTGCAGGCAAAGTTGCAGGATTGCTTAGTTTGGTAAATGTTCCTGCAGGATTATTTTCATAGATTGTGACATATGGTGAATTATCATGTGCCACTGCCAATAGGCCATTTGTGGGATTGGTAGATTTGTTCCAACAAACATCATGCACAGGACCTGTGGGCCAAATGTTGGGATCTGCTGATTTTTCATAAACAGCATCGCCAAAACTACTACCAATTGTTCTAGCAAAGATACGCAGATTATTGTTATTTTGTGATTCATCACCATAGGCAAAATAAAGTGCATCTCTTTGCCAGTCCACGCTGTCACCTCTATAGGCACCTGTGTTGCTGAGTAGTGTTCTAGCATTAAAGTCAGTGCCATTTGTGGTCAAATACACATTGGCCTTGCTGGTAATGTCATCACTGGTAAGAGTAATTGCATAACCTGTATAGGTAGGTCTTGTGCCTAGATTGGCAGTGAGTCGTGCTTCTGCATTGGATTTCCAATCATACACATAATTGGAACTCACATATCGCAAGGTGGTAATTCCAGGATCATGAGGTGTCACACTCATGTTCAACACAGCACTAATGGTTCTACTCAGTGGCAATACCACACCTAGATCATTGGTTGCCAGTGTGGCGCTGTCAACATCATTGTATTGTATATCAAATCTGCTGTTGGTGCTGATACTGTTCAAACTACGCAGTTGAATCTGACCACTAGGATCAGTTACATTGGCAACCACTGAATAGTAACGACCATAGAATGCTGATAAGTTGCCAGTATTGGGATTGATGTTGCTTACAATTTCTTCGCCAGCAAATGCACCTGTGTTTGAGGTATAAACCGAATAAGAAATATTGCCTGTGACATCTGCTGTGGTTTTGAGATTGAAGTAACCAATACTACCACGATCCTGAACTGTGCTGACCACAATCATGGCATTGGCAGGTTGGTTGTTCCATGATGTCCATGACCCCCAGGTCACAACATTGGCCAATGCTGACCAAGTTGAATTGCTCTTTGGTCGTGCATAGCCACTCTCTTGATCAATAATACTGGTATCTTGTGGTAGTGCCATTATACGGTTCCTGTTCCAGGTAAGGTTGTTGAAATTACTGTGCCATATGACGGACTTGATTTATTTTCGCCAATTGCATTCAATGGATCATAATAATACATGTCATTCACACTTACCATTTGTGTTCTTGCATCACTTAGTTTTCTTCTATAGCCAGCAGTAAAGTCTGCATCACGAATATTCACAGCAGTTGGATCTGTTGCACTATTCCAATCAAATGCAATTGGTTTGGTTGGAGTCAACAAATCAACTCTATATAAACCACCAGAGTTTGATTGTCCTTTGACCAGTAATGCCTTACTACTTGCCACAGGCACCACACCAGATACCACGCGGAACAACAATTGGACCTGTGCAAGATCAGTGGTCATTGGCATGCAATATCGACTATCGCCATTGGTGGCATTGTCTGCGGCAAGTCCAAGAGGATAAAAGTCTTGACCTTTGGTTAGATTTGGATTTGATGTGGCATAGCCACTCACACCATATCTGGGATCAAACTCATTGAACCCTGTGGGGAATCTCAAACTGGCAGTTCCAGATTTGACACTGGCACTACCAACTTCAATCAATTCCCAACGACCAATACCATAGTGTTTGGCCACATTGGTATAGGCACTATTGCTGAAACTTCTACGATAAATTTGTAACTTTGAAAAATTGGCTACTTGTGTGCAGTCCCAAGATATTTCAATCCAGTGTCGCAGTTTGACCACTTTGGGTGTTTGACCATATGCTCCATAATCAAAGTCAGCCAGTCGGCCCACACAACTGGTTATGCTGGCCACAGGTGTGGCATTGTCAAATGTTGTGCTGAGGCTGTTGGTGGCAATGCCTGTGTCCATTTGTTTGAATTTCCAAAGTGGTGCCCAGTTGGGTGCTCCAGAAATAACTGTTCCTGGGTAGTATGGGTCAGTAGTGCTTCTACTAACATATCCTATTCCATAAGAACTATAATTACTTTCTTTATAATTGACCCCACCATTGAATACCAGGGGTGTGGCAACAACTTCATAGTATGTGTCATGTTTCATTGCTGTGATATCATAATAAGGAGTATAGGTTCCTGCATCTACCACTGTATCAGGAGCACCTTTGAATTCTACTGTGGTGAACACAGGATTTGTTCCTGGCACATAGGCACGATAACGTATTTTCATACCTTGCCATGTGTTACGATTGGCAGCATCAGGTGCTAACATACCAAACTTGATACCACCAGTGCTGGTTGAAACAATCACAGCATTCATGATGGTTTGTGTGTTCAATGAGTTGGCAACTGAACCTGCTGGTGGTTCAGTCACTGTCATGGCATTCACATTCATGTGTCCTGTTGTGGGCACAGCAGGATCTGAAGCAACACCTGTGCCGTAGAAAATATTCACACCTGTGGCACTGGCTGCATATCCAGGTGATTGAACTTTACCAGTTGCTACATATTGGTTGGTAGACTCAGTGCCATCTTTATAGGTAAGTCTAAAAACAAATGTATAAATTGCACCGCCACCAGGTGTAATTACTGAACCATTTATACCAGTGCCCAGCACTCCAAGATAACCGGTGTAAGGGATACTATATTCAGTTCCTGGTGAGTAGTTTGCAAATGCATAACTGGTCTTGGTCCAGTAGGTTTCTGCATCACTCTTGGCATAGATGTTCATGCCTGTGACATCAAGGTTATATGGTTGAGTTCGGATATCTTGACTGAACTGGAATGAACCTGTTCTAGGGTTTGTTTGACTGCCTGAACTTGGAACAGGCACAACAAAACGGATGATATCAACTTTGTTATCTCTTGCACCGGCTTGTGCAATGATCAAGTTGGGCCATGAACTAGATGCAATTTGAATCAGTTCACTTGGATTGGTGGCAGCGGCTTCATTGGTTGCTGGATTAAGGGTTGTGTTAAAGAATCGTGTGCTGTATTCACCTGTGATGTAGACCACTCGGAAATAAGCCACGTATTGATTGAACGTGGCCTGCAGGCTAGACACCACTGCAAGAGGACCTACTTCCAGGTAAAATGTGCCTCCTGCGCCGGGTTTTTGACGGTCTTCTATGGCTGAATAGCCTAGTTTATTGCCGTTGAGTGCAAAGTATACATTCACACCTGCATACATGCTGTGAGCCGGTTGTTTCACAGTCAATCGTGCATAGATCAGGCTGTTTTTGGTAATGTATTCTACATTGGTGATATCAATCACATCATCCAAGGGCACCGGTTTGGGTGAGCCAGGTGGTGTGTTGTTGGTTCCATTGATGTTGGTGCTACTGCCTGTGCCACCAATACCACCTGCATCTGTGCCAGCATTGGGATTGTTTGGTGCAGGATTCAAAGTAGTTCCGCCACCTGTAAACGGAATGGTAGCCGGAGGCACAAGACCAAGTGGTAATGCATCAACTTCCACAGGATAATAAATTGTTGCACCCTTTGGCACATAGATAGGCAACACCACATCAGGCTCACCTACTTTGGTGTAAGGATACAAACTGTCTGGATTGCGGATACAACCAAGATCAAATGTGTAATCATCATTGTATCCAATATTGACCACACGCCAAGGTGTGTCACCAAAGTTCAATATTTGACTTTGAATACGAATATTATCACCTGGCTCTAGTTCAAATGCTGAACTAGATACTTTGAGACTGCATGACTCTTGATTGCGACTCTTGTTGAACAATAGTCTTGCAAAATCCCAAGCCATGGCCTGATTGGTAATGGTGCTGAATGTGACTTCAAGTTTGTTTTCTCTGCCGCCATCAATAGCAATATATGTTTGGCGTTCTGCTTCTGTTGCAGGATATACCACTTGGTTGTTGGCCCATTTAGAACTGGGTTCAACATAGGTCACTACCACAACATTGTATTTGGCACTTCGCTCAATACCTGTGTAGGTTACATCACCCATGATATCATATTGGTTGTCCAATATGCTTGAGTTACGTATCTGATAATCACTGGTGCATTCAGCCACAATGGTTGCCGCACCAGAAAGAATATTGGTTGGGTGTCCTGCATCTTCAATCTTGAGTTTATACTTGCCCTGCACATAAGGCATGTAGGCACGGAAACCTTGCAACAGCAATTTTACGTTTTGAAAAATACTATAACCTGTGTCCAACACATAGTTACTGGTCAAGATAGGACCATTCACAGTGGTGCCGGCATAGGTCACAGTGGTATTACATTTGGCAGCAGCCACACGCCAGGTGGCCCAGTCAATTTCTGAGTTTGTTAGGCCTTTGCCATATCTTGGATTACGTAGGTAATCCAACAAGATCTCAGCAGGGTTGGTTGAGTAGCGTTCGGTGTAACCGGCAGCACCATATTCATAACTCTCACTGGTTGAAGTTTCAAGACTGGCGATTCTACGACCTTGCATGACCACTTGCATGGAAGGTATTGAACCTGAGAATGGATTTGAATCTGCATCTGCTTGTGTTTTGATCTCCAACCATTCATAACGCACAAACAAGGCAGCAAGGCCGTTGTGTGTCATGGTTGATTTGAAACTTGGTGCATCTTTGAACAAGCCATTTTTAAGAGTTGTGCCTAGTGTGCTTGAAGCAGGTGATGCAAAATACACACCTGGTGACCACAGCATACTCACACGACCTTTGAACTTGCCTTCGGTGATATCTACTTGTGTGCCTGCATTCAATGAAGCAATCATTGTGGCAGGTAAACTTTCATCATTGAGATACACTTCTCTAAGTCCATTAACAGGACCTTCGCAGAATGTATACACCACCCAGAGATATTTGTTGTTGGTAGATCCTGTTTCTGCAAAAGTTGTGACACCTGCCATTTTGCGAAAACCATACACAACAGGAATAGCCACAGCACCGCCACCATTCTGTTGCACCAGCACACCTTGTTGCCGTTCTGCTTCTTGTGCATTGCCAATATCAGGCATGCCTCCCATGAGACCCATGAATGGCTGTATAACCATACTGACCACACTGGCCACTACACCAACAACTGCCTTGACAACACCTACAACAGCATTTACAACACCATTGACAACACCACCAATAAAATCACCTGCCGCTTTGAATACATTAGCCATTGATCAACTCCTTACCCATCCAAACACCTGGTTTGAAATCAAAATATTCAAATAAACGTTGTGTGCGTTCAGGGTTGATACCAATATCGCCAGCAGTGATTTGTGTGGCGCCGCCAATTCGTGCCCACTCTTCAATGGCCTTGATCAATTCTCGAAAGTTATCCATACCACGATGACTGTCCAAGAGATAGATAAATGCAATGTTTGCAATCACAATAGTTTTGTTCCAGGGACAAGCAGTAAAGTAGCCTGCCACAAATCCCACTGGTCTAGCATTGTCATATGCATTGAACCAAGAGTATTCATAATTGCTTGAAAACAAACGAATGGTTTCAAGCACACTATTCTCATCATATTCATCAGCAATGCGTGGCATTGATTCCACAGCCTCGTCACGATAGTAACCAAACAAGGTCATGGTTGAATTAAATTCCTCTGGACGCATCCGGCGAACAATCATAGTTTACCCCACTTGAATTCACTTTGTCCCACAATACCAGACTTTTCCATACTGGTGTCATAATTCACGCCTTGATAAAACCAATTGCTATTGGTATTGGTCTTGCGACCTGCTGTTCTTTCAAAGTCAGCAAACAAACTGGCACAGTCAACATTTATCTGACAACTATTACTTTTCTCAGTGATAGCGGCATTATAAATCTGTCCATCAAATATCATAATTGGTGTTCCCACAATGCTTAGATCATAATAGTTCAAGAATGCTTTGTAGACAACCACACGTTTGCCTTCATAATCTTGATCAACAAATTTATTTACGTAACTGTTTCCCACGGCTGAAAGATAGATGGTGAACTTGCCTACACGAACATCAAAGTCTTCTGATAAACTTGAGAATCCCATGAAGTCACCTTGTGCGGTGTATGTGTTTGAACCAGCGGTGGGTGCTGTGGCACTATCATAGGCAATATTGATACCACCTGATGCAAGATACAACGGTGTGGTCAGGTGCAGTTCAACTAGGTCAACTGCAATGAAGTTTTCACGATAGAACTCAGTTCTTACTGCATCTGAAAATACTTTCATTTACCATACCTCTCTCATGCTCACACTCAGTGTGCTGATACCACCATAACTGGATTCAAATGCCTGTTCTGTTTCTCTTGCAATCACTGTGAATGGCACACCATTGGTCCAGATACGTGTGCCTGATGCAACACTGGATACTGAACTTCCGGAAAACTGCACATTAGCTGTGCCAGATCCCGAAGTGGTCACGTCTTGTGTGACCATATACATCTTGCTGTGTGTGTTGAATCTAAAGAAGTCACCTGCTTTGAGAATCGTTGTGTTGTTCACACCCACACCTGTGAGGTTGACCCAGCGTTGGCCCACTGCCACTGTGCCTGTGATGGCCACATTGTTGGCACTGGTGTTTGATGCTTTGCTCACACTGAGTTCTGGTAGCACAATCTCAAATGAAAACAACGGACCCATTGTGGTTGCCAGGAATCCATTTACTTCACCCAGTTGGCTGGCAGTTAGGCTGGGATACTTGGCTTCAAATGTATAAAAACTATGACCATAACCTACTCTGCGTATCTTGCCTGAGTTGGTTTCGCTGGAGATAGTTGGAGTAATAACTCTAAAGTTTACTGCTTGTAAACTTGGTGTTGTGGGATATTGACCTGGTGATATATCAGCCATTATGCTCTACGTCCTCTTTCTAGTTGTGCGTCTGCAATGATTGTGGTGATCAGGCTACGACGGCTTGTTAGCAGTTGATCAAAACCTGCGGTATCATTGGCAGTGATGTTGAATGTAACATTGGTTGTTCCGCCACCACCCAGTTGATCATTTCTTGTGATTGAGCCAGAATTGGTAGGAGTAAACAGTTCAGGTCCATTCTCACCAACCATGTATGACTTGCCACCCATGACAGGTCCACCTAATGCACGTCCAGAGAACTGTTGATTCTTGATTGCTGATACCTGTGCAAGACCTGCCGCAATGGCACCTGCCACATAGATGAATGATATTGGAGGTCCAGGTGGCATGGCAATTGCCATTGCTGCCGCTTGGTATGTGCTGATCATGGCCTGTGCAATGGCCAATGCTTTGTATGTGTTGAAAGCATCCTTGTTATAGGTGCCCAGTTGTTGGAAGATGTTGGCAGTGGCACCCAGCATGCCTTGTGCGGCAGTGACACCGCCTTGACGAATCATGGCCACTTGTTCCTGTTGCTTCATCACAATGTCAATCACTGCTTGATTGGTAACACCTGCATTTTTTAGGATTGCGGCTGATTCGGCCTGTTGCTGTGTGAGTCTTTGTTGACCTGCTGTTTGTTGTATGATTAGCAGTCTATTCTGATAATCTTGTTCACTGATTAGACTTTGGTCACGCAACAGTTGCAAGCCTTCTTCTTGTGTTTGTCGTTGCTTGTCAATGCCTGTATTGCTGGTGCCAAACTGTTGTTGTGCCGCACCAATCACTGCTTGTGTGGTTGGCGGTGCCTTCATGTCAGCAATGGCTTGACTTATGTCTCTTTTCTTTTCCAGTGCGGCAATGGCACGTAGTTCATTTGCATATTGTTCTTGTTGCTTGACAGTGAAGTCACTGCCCAGTTGATTGATTCTGATCTGAACTGCTTCTTGGATCTTGGCTTCTTCGGTAGTGGCACCCATTGCGGCACGGATCACTTTTTCTCTGTCACCAAGTTCTTGTTTTAGTTTGGCAGTTTGTTCAGCAATACGCAATTGGCTTGCTTGCAACACAATGGTCTGTGCATTTTGATCCACAAACTCTTTGCCATATTTGTTACGTGCAGTATCCAGGGCCACTAGGTTGGCTCGTTGTGCGGCATCTTCAATGCCATACTGCACAATCTTCTGTTGGTTGGCAATACTATCCTGAGTCAACTGATTGTTGTATTCTGCAATCTGTGTTTGCCTTATTGCTTGTTCAACAGTGGCTTTCTTGGCTTCGTATTCTTGTTTGGTTACTGAATTTTGATAGGCCTGCATCTTGCCAAGAACTGCACGTTCAAGTGCATCAGTCTTGGTTGCCATGGTCATGGCTTGTGACAAACTCAACAGAGTCTTGGCTGTGTTGATTCGATCTTCTTCCACAGCCTTGATCATCAACTGTGCTCGCAATTGACTTTCTAAGCCTGCAGGTATTTGTTTGCCAATAGAAAGATACTTGGCCTGTTCCACAGCAATGGCTTTGCTGACTTCAAGATTACGATCCTTGATTGGACCTTCTTGCTTGAGATACTGATTGGTTTGTTTGAGTTTGGTGATTTGTTCACCCAACGCTTTGTCAAGATCTAATTCTTGAGTGGTGCGTTGTGCAGTAATCTTGAGACCTTTTTGGGCCTCTGCTGCCAATTCCTGTTGACTCTTGGTTGCTTTGTTTGTGCCATCCACTAGTTTATTGGTTTCTTGCACAGCCAAGCCAACTGCGGCACCAACACCTGCCGCGGCAAGTAGTGCAAGACCACCTGAAGCAATGGCTGTGAGTGTGGCCAGGGGAATCATGGCTATGGTAAGTGCAATGATACCTGCTGTGAGTCCCACTAGGCCACCCACCACAAGACCAACATTGTCTGCCAGGAACCCTAGTCCCTTGCTGAGTAATTGTGTGATCTTTAGTTTGTCATCCAGTTTCTTCACTGCCAGTGTGAGACTGGTATTGAAGTTGGTTATTGCCTGTGGCAAAGTCCTAATGGTATTACCATAATCTTGTGCAATCTGATTGCTGTTGATCAAGGCCTTGCCAATGATCTCTGCACTGAGTTGGCCTTGGCTGGCCATTTGTATCAGTTCAACTCTAGTCTTGCCTGTTTGTTCTTCCAGAACTTTCATCAGGTAACCGTTGGTTTCCATGATGGTTCGCATTTCGTCACCGTTCAAGGTGCCCTTTTGCATGGCTTGTGCAAACTGATACAAGGCACTGGCAGCACCTGCACCTGATGCACCAGAGATTTGCAGTGTCTTGTTGAACTGTTCTGTGATGTAGGCCAAGCTCTCAGTGCTGGATCCTGCAAAGGTTGAACTCTGTGCCAGTTTTTGGAATAGGTCAACTGTGCCGCCTAGGTCACTGCCTGTTCTTGCCGCACTGGCACCTAGAATACTCAAGGCAGCATCAGCATTGGCAATGCCTCCAGTGGCAAAGATCAACTTGTTGGTCATCTCTGCGGCTGAATTGGCCAAGGTAATAAATTGCGCGGCTATGCCAGTGGCAAAACTTAGTCCACCCAGTGCGGCTATGGCGGTAGTCAATCCGCTGATGGCACGCTCTGCATCTCTTGTGTCGGCTACGACTTTTATGGTGGTTGTTTCAGTTGCCACTATTTTCTCCTTGCCTTGTCCATGGCTTTTTTAGTTTCTTCGGCTTCGATCTTGTAGAAGGCTCCCCATCCCACAAACTCAGCCACCGACATATCCATCACTTGTTCTACCAGGAGACCCAGATCTTTTGCTAGTTTATAAGCAAACAACAGATCAGGATCTCCTTTTAGTTTTTTTCTGCTTGCTCCAGGCTTTCAACAGCAGTGGCATTGTTCATTTCACTGGCCACACGGATGATCACGCCTGGATCAATTTCGTTCATGAGTGCTGGCTTGTCAGCAATGGTAAACATCTTGCTGCCATCTTCATTTCTGGAACGAATGATAATACCTTCCACCAAGGCTTCAACTGTCTTGCCTTGCTGTGTTAATTCTACAATGCGACTTTCTTCTTTGAGAGTGCTCACGGTCTTGAAGTAGATCTTTGCGTCCCATTCAGGAACTTCTACGTGTGCCATCTGTCCACCTATCTTGTTACGAAAGTGCGCTGTTGCGTTTTCAATAATTTTACTCATTTAATTTTTTCCTTTGATTGCTTTCAAACTCGGACCCACGATACCATATCGTGCTTGTTGTGATCCTCGCATACCTCGATTGGTCATGTGTCTACCTCGATCCAATACACCAATATATGGCACATTGTTCTCA